ACAAAAGGAGGTTCAATTATGACCAATTCAAAAGCAATTCAATTTTTTAATAATTTAAGACCTATAAGTGTAGGTTTCGATTCAGTATTTGACCATTTTGAGTCAATGCTAGATACGGACTTTAACTTTCCAAAGGTTACAAATTATCCACCATACAATATCGTTAAGACAGGTAAACTGACTTATGATATAGAAGTCGCATTAGCAGGATATTCTAAAGAGGATGTTTCTGTTGACTATGCTGACAATACTTTAACTATAGTTTCTAAAAAAGATGAAGAGACTAAAGAGGTTGAAGATAATGATGGTGTACTACATAAAGGTATCGCAAAAAGAAACTTTAGCAGAACATTTACTATCGCTGATGATGTAGAAGTAAAAGGTGCTGAACTTAAAGACGGTCTTTTAAAAGTATCTTTAGTTAAGATAGTTCCAGAAGGTAAGAAACCTAGAACCATCAAAATCAAGTAAGTAATATAGCCGAGTTGATATTCAGCTTCGCTTTTATTCAACATATGGTTGATAGTCCGTACTAAAAACACGGACTATTGACTTCTTTTATTGAATATGTTATATTGTATCTAAATGAGGATAAATGATTATGAAAAAAGAAGTTGAACTACCATTAGTAAATTTCAAAGTAAGAACTGGAGACGATTACTCTACTGATTCTACTGGTGGATGTCCCATTGGTGGAGAGTGGATTAATAAAACTACAGATGATTACTTCAAAGGTAAGAGAGTAGTATTATTCAGTTTACCAGGTGCCTTTACACCTACTTGCTCAGCAAAACAATTACCAGGTTTTGAAAAACTTTACGATAAAATAAGAACTTCAAATATAGATGAGATTTATTGTATATCTGTAAATGATTCTTTTGTAATGAACGCTTGGGCATATCATAGTGGTATCAAAAAAGTTAAAATGATAGCAGATGGTACAGGTGAGTTTACAAGAGGTATGGGTATGCTTATTGAGAAACCTTTACAAGGTTTTGGGATGAGAAGTTGGAGATATATGGCAGTAGTTAAAGATGGAGTTGTTGAAAACTGGTGGCAAGAACCAGGTATCAATAATGAAAGTGTTGATAAAGACCCATATGAAGAAACTACACCAGATAATATTGTCAATTATCTAACAAGTGGTTATTGACAAACGGCACACACTATAATATAATGTTTAAATAATGAAGGAGAAATATTGATATGAACTTATCAAATGACACGATTGCAATGTTAAAAAACTTTGCAAATATAAATCAAAATATTTTAATCAAACCAGGTAAGAAATTAAATACAATTTCTACTATGAAGAATATTTTGGCACAGGCAGATATTAAAGAAGATTTTAGCGAGCAATTTGCTATCTATGATTTGCCTGAATTTTTAAGAACAATAGATTTGTTTGAAGCACCAACATTAAAATTTAATGGGTCTTCAAGTGTAGCACTATCAGGAAAAGATGGAAGGTCTACTAGTAAGTACACTTTCGCTGATGAGAGCGTTATTGTTGCACCAACTAAATCAATTACAATGCCAGATACAGAAGTTGCTTTTACTATGAAGAAAGCAGATTTTGCTAGACTTCAAAAAGGAGTGGTCACATTAAACTTACCAGATGTCGGAGTTATCGGTGATGGTAAAACAATGAGACTTATTGCTGAAGATAGAAAAAACAAAGCTTCTAATAAGTTTGATATAGAGTTAGGTACATCTACAAAGAAATTCAAAGCATACTTTAAAGCAGAAAACTTTAAAATGTTAGAAGATGATTATGATGTTGCTATCTCTAAACAAAAAATTTCACATTTTGTTAATAGAACAAGACCAGTACAATACTGGATTGCTTTAGAACCTGAATCTGAATTTTAAATTGAGTAATTAAATTATGGAGTATATATTATGGCAGACTTTTTGTGGGTGGAGAAATACCGTCCAAAAACAATTGAAGATTGTATCCTTCCTGAGGATATAAAACAAACCTTTCAATCTTTTTTAAGACAAGGCGAAATAAGTAATCTACTTTTATCAGGTACAGCAGGTACAGGTAAGACAACGGTTGCTCGTGCCTTATGTGAAGAATTGAAATGTGATTATCTAATCATTAATGGGTCAGACGAAGGTCGTCAAATTGATACATTAAGAACAAAAATAAAATCCTTTGCAAGTACGGTGTCTTTAGATAAGAACGCCAGACATAAAGTTATAATAGTTGATGAAGCAGATTATATGAACGCTGATAGTGTTCAACCTGCTTTAAGAAACTTTATAGAGACTTTTTATAAGAATTGTAGATTTATATTTACTTGCAATTTCAAAAACAAAATAATACCAGCATTACATAGTCGTTGTACCGTAGTTGATTTTGCAATCAAAAATGGTTATAGAAAGATATGTGCTGACGCTATGATGAATAGACTAGGCAATATATTAGATGAGGAAAAGATACCTTATGATAAGAAAGTTTTAGCAGAACTTATTATAAAACACTTTCCAGATTTCAGAAGAACTATTAATGAACTTCAAAGATATTCCGTAAGGGGTAAGATTGATAGTGGTATACTATTCAGTTTATCTGAAACAAATAATAAAGAATTAATCGCTACATTAAAAGAAAAAAGATTTAATGATATGCGTAAATGGGTTATTCAAAACATAGATAAAGAACCATCTTCTATGTTCAGAAACCTATATGAAGTATTGTGGAAGGCGTTAGACCCTAAATCAATACCTCAAGCAGTATTAGTTATAGCAGGTTATCAGTACAAGGCAGGTTTTGTCGCAGACCAAGAAATCAATATGGTCGCTTGTCTAACCGAGATAATGGCTAATTGTAAGTTTAAATAAAATGGCTTACGAACTAAAAGAATATCTTAATAGTATTAATTTTACTAAAAAAGATGTAATGGACACTACTGATATAACTTGGGAAAAAAAGTACCCAGCGTTTGTAGTCAATAAGTGTTTGTCGTATCATTATGATACTTTGATAGCCGCCAATGAAATGAACGGTTATCATTTTCTCCCAAACAATATGCAATATCATTTTTTACTAAATATAGTAAGAAAGAAAAAGCGATTTGCTAAGTGGTTGAAAGCAGAAAAGCTTAAAGATATAGAGTATGTAAAAGAGTATTATGGATATAGTAATGAAAAAGCCAAGTCCGCTCTCAGCATATTGAATAAACAACAAATTGAAACTATTAAAAAATCCTTGCAAAAGGGTGGGAGACATAAAAGAAAATGACGACAGACACATTAAATTGGTCGCCAGATGATATGCTAGAGGTAACAATCAAGCAACCTGACGACTTTCTTAAAGTAAGAGAGACTTTAACAAGAATAGGCGTGGCGTCTAGGAAAGACAAAACACTATTTCAATCTTGTCATATATTACACAAACAAGGCAAATACTACATTGTTCACTTCAAAGAACTATTTGCTTTAGATGGCAAGAAAGCAACATTGACCGAAAACGATATACAAAGAAGAAACACAATCGCTGTATTACTAGCAGATTGGAGTTTAATTTCAATTGTAAAAAAAGAGGCAGCTGAAAACAAAGCACCTTTATCTCAAATAAAAGTATTACCATTTAAAGAAAAGAAAGAATGGATACTTTCTGCTAAATATAACATTGGTAAGAAAGTTGATGAGAAGAAGGAAGCAGTTTCTAAAGAAGACAAAAATGAAGGTCAATAAATGCAAGTATCTAATTTCAAAGATTTTATAACTGAATCGAGAGGTGAGGATAAGTTAAGAATTCTGGTCTTATCAGATGAACCAGAAAACGCAGAACTATTCCACACAGCAAAAAGAATTAAAGATGAGGCACCTAAATTAGGTCACAAAGTTTATGTTGTCTTTATTGATGGTGCATATATTAAAAATGAAGATGGTATAAAAACTATCCATAATGTAGATGATGAAAAAGGTTTTGAAATAAACGATTATAATACTCTAGCAATCGTTAGAGGTTCCATAACAAGAAAAGATTCCTGGTTAGACTTATTATCACAACTAGAAAAGGCAGGAGTTTCCTGTATTAATAATAGAAATTGTGTTAGTATATGTGCTGACAAATATAGAAGTTATTTAAGACTAGCAGACTACGGTTTAACACAACCACATACCGTTTTAGTTCCAAATAAAGATGGAGTTGAAAAGGCATTTGAAAATTTAGATAGAAAATATCCAATCATTATGAAAACTTTACGAGGTAGTAAAGGTATTGGTGTTATCTTTGTTGAAAGTGAAAGGTCTTTAGACGCAATAGTACAATTAATATTCAAAGAATCCGAAGACGCAGAATTACTTATACAAGAATATATTAAAACAGATTTTGATGTTAGAGTATTAGTTTTAGAAGGTACAATCTTGGCGTCTATGAGGCGTGATGTAATAAAAGGAGACTTTAGGTCAAATTTTTCCAGAGGTGGTAAAGTTAAAACTTTTAATTTAACTGAAACAGAAGTTGAACAATGTATTTTAGCTGCTAAAGCAGTTAACGGTCACTATGTTGCAGTAGATTTTATACCTGCTAAAAATAGAGAGAAAGACCCACCATATATTTTAGAAGTTAATTCTTCTCCAGGCACAGAAGGTATTGAAAATGCTTCAGGTGAAAATTTAATTAAAAAATTAATACAACATTTTGAAGATGGAGATAATAGACATAAAACTCCACTTGAAATAGGTAGAGTAGAAACAATAACACTTGAAGGTGTTGGAGAAATATCTGCTAATTGGGACACAGGTAATAGTGCCAGAGTAATGGTGCATTGTGATGAACATAAAATCAGTAATGGTTGGGTTACTTGGAAATCAAAAGGCGAAAGTAAAGATAAAGAATTTGTAATACCAAAAGGTACATACAAACATAAATTTTTAGGTATGAGAAAATATGAAAGAGGTGCTGTTAATGCTACAGATTTTGAAAGACCTATGGTAGCAATGGACATTACATTTTTAGGTAGTACTTATAAAGATGTAGAATGTATCCTTGATGATAGAACTAAAAAACAAACAAAATTTTTAATGAATAAAAAGTTTATGAGACGAACCAATGTTATGGTAAACCCAGCAAGAAAATATGTGGTTACTACTAAATACAGCATTGATAGTTAAATAAAGACCAACTATTGACAAAGGCAAACAAATATAATATAATGGAGTTATTATGGACAAAGTAAAAATAGTAAGACTAATAACAGGTGAAGATATTATCGGAGAAATTTCAAAAAAAGACGGAACAACTTCTGTCAAACATCCATATATCATTTATCCAACAAGTGCTCCCGAAGCAGGGAAGTCAGTTAGGTTTGGTATGTTCACTTATATCCCATATGCAGAAACCGAATCGGTTACTTTTGCAGATGACAAGATATTAACAACGGTGGAACCGAAACAAGACTTACTTGCTAGTTATAAACAAAGTGTAAGCAAAATTATTCAAGGACCAGGATTAATAACATAATGTCAGATAGTATCCAAGATAAGGATACTTTGACAATATACTTTGTAAGAAGAGACGGCACAAAACAAGAAGTCAAAGTACCCCCAGGTTTTACAATTATGGAAGCAGCCAAGAAATTTGCTGAACCTTCTATTGATGAGATACCTGCCGATTGCGGTGGGTGTTGTGCGTGTGGTACTTGCCATATTAATATTAAAGAAGATATTAACAAAGTTGGACCTGCTGAAAACGATAGTATGGAAACAGAATTAATAGAAATGCAACCTGAATATGACCGTATGTATTCTAGGTTGGCGTGTCAAGTTATGTTGAGACCAGAACATAATGGTTTGATTGTACGATTAAGAGCAATGGAGAATGTAAATTGAATTTTTATAAAGATGTAATTGAACATAGAGGTAACCTTTTAATTAGAGGTATACACGATGGAAAAGAATTTAAAGAAAAGATTAACTTTAAACCTACATTGTTTTCAATCACACAAAAAAATACAGGACATACAAATCTACAAGGTCAAAATTTAAAACCAATCACATTTAATAGCATACCAAAAGCAAGAGAGTTTAAAAGAAGTTATCAGAATTCTAGTAGCCCATTGTACGGAAATGAAAGATACCATTTTCAGTATATCGCTAAAGAATACCCAGGTGAGATACAATACGACAAGAACTTAATAAAGATTTTCACATTAGATATTGAGGTGACCGCTGAAAAAGGTTTCCCAGATGTAGAAAATCCTATTGAGGAAATCTTATGTCTTACTATTAAAAATCAGTCCAATAAAAATATCATCACCTGGGGTACCAAACCATATTTTTCAAAGAGAGCAGATATTACCTATGTAGAATGTAAAAATGAAAAACAATTGTTAATGGAATTTTTTAAATTTTGGACAAAGAATTATCCAGATATTATTACAGGTTGGAATACAAAGTTTTTTGATTTACCATATCTATGTAATAGAATTAAAATGATAGTTGGTGATAAAGTTATTAACAAACTATCTCCTTGGGGATTAATTGATAGTGAACAAATAACCGTAAGAGGTAAATCACAAACAGCATATGATATTAAAGGTATTGCTATGTTAGATTACCTTGACATCTATAAGAAGTTTATTCCAGTTAGACAAGAAAGTTATAAACTTGATTACATTGCTAAAGTAGAACTAGGTGGTAATGGTAAAGACGCCAATCCATATGATACATTTAGAGAGTGGTACAACAATGACTTTCAAAGTTTTGTAGATTACAATATTAAAGATGTTGAGATAGTTGATGAACTTGAAGACAAATTAAAGTTGATTGAACTTGTATTAACAATGGCGTATGAAGCAAAGATTAATTACCAAGATGTGTTTTCAGAAGTTAGACTATGGGATACATTAATTTATAATCATTTATTAAAAGATAATATTCAAATCCCACCAAGAATAGACCAAGCTAAAGATGAGAAATATATAGGTGCGTATGTTAAGACACCACAACTTGGTCAACATAAATGGATAGTTTCATTTGATATTAACTCACTATATCCACATTTGATTATGCAATACAATATAAGTCCTGAAAAAATGGTAGGTGTTAAACCTGAAGGCATTAGTGTTAGTAATATGATTAAAAGAAAAACAGAATTAAATTATTTAAAAGATAAAGGTTGTACTATTACTCCAAATGGTGCTATGTTTAAAATAGATAGTCAAGGTTTCTTACCGAAGATAATGGAGAAGATGTACAATGACCGAGTAGAATTTAAGAAATTAGCTTTTAAAGCAAAACAAGATTATCATAAAACAAAAGACCCAATTTATAAAAAAGAAAATAGTAGATGTCATAATATTCAATGGGCAAAGAAAATATCATTGAATAGTGCTTATGGTGCCATAGGTAATCAATACTTTAGATATTATAATGTTAATCAAGCAACAGCGATTACTACTTCTGGTCAATTCGTTATTCAGTATATTGAAAAGAAAGTAAATGAATATATGAATAATGTTTTAAAAACAAAGGCAGATTATATTGTTGCGTCTGATACAGATTCCATTTATTTAAGATTAGATGAACTAGTTAATAAAGTATGTAAGGATAAAACTAAAGAACAAACATTAAATTTTATTAATAAAGTTGTAGAGAGTAAGATTGAACCATATATTGAAAATTGTTTTAAAGACCTTGCAGAATATACCAATGCGTTAGACCAAAAGATGGTTATGAAAAGAGAAGTAATAGCAGACAAAGGTATATGGACTGCTAAGAAAAGATATATGTTAAATGTACTTGATGAAGAAGGTTTTAGATATGAAGAACCTAAAATAAAAATTATGGGCATTGAAGCAGTTAAGTCTTCAACACCAGAAGTATGTAGAGTTGCAATTAGAGAAGCGATTAGATTAATTATGAACAAAGAAGAAAATGATTTACATAATTTTATTGCAGACTTTAAACAGAAGTTTACAAATTTTGAACCTGAACAAATTGCTTTTCCTAGAAGTTGTAATAATTTAAGAAAGTATTTTAGTGCTAGTGATATATTCATTAAAGGTTCACCAATACATATCAAAGGTAGTCTCATATACAATTATCATTTAAAAGATAAAAGATTAGACCATAAGTATCCATCAATACAAGAAGGAGATAAGATTAAGTTTATATTATTAAAAGAACCTAATCCATTTAAGTTTAATGTGTGTTCTTATTTGTCCACATTACCTAGAGAGTTTGAATTGAAAGATTATATAAACTATGAATTACAATTTGAAAAAACATTTTTAGACCCAATGAGATTTATATTAGGTTCAATAGGTTGGCACGCTGAACCTCAAGCAAGTTTGGAGGCATTTTTCTAATGGAATTATTTAAAGAGAAATTTAGAAACTTTTATAAGTGGGTTAAAGGAACTGAACTAGTTGAACTAGATGACATAGATGTTGAGGAGGATCCTGTAAGACCTGAACTAACTTTAGGTTGGAGAATAACTAAAGGTAGAAAGATATATGGATTAAAATATGAAGATGAAATTGAAGGTATTATTTGTGTTGCATTTACAAACGATATTCCTCACAATGTAAAAGAATTAGATATGATGAGTGAACTTGCAGATATAAAAGATGAAAAGAATATCGCAATTGCATATACGGTATGGTCTCGTAAGAGAGGTGCAGGTAGAGAAATTATGAATAAAGTAATAGACTATGCTAAAAAGAATAAGATTAAAAGATTAGTTACCTTATCGCCATTAACACCAATGGCAACACATTATCATATTAGAAATGGTGCAAAACAAATTAGTATAAACAAAGAGACACAAAATTTTGAATATCAAATTTAATGAGGTTAGTAATATACAAACACGCAGGAGAGTCTATGCTGATACACGATTTTCCAGCAAGTCAATGGCCTGCAATAGAAAAGTTTTTAAAGGATGAAGGAATAAAATGGTATGTCGTTAGTTATTAATAATTTTCCTAGCAAAAAATACAAAGTGATTTATGCTGACCCACCTTGGCATTTTCAAAATTGGAACAATGATAAGGCACAAACAAATCCTATTCATCATTATCCAACAATGAGTATGAAAGAACTAGAGAAGTTACCAGTTGGAAATATTGCAGATGATAATTGTATTTTGTTTATGTGGTGTACAGACCCTTTATTAGATAAACAAATACCACTAGTAGAGAAGTGGGGATTTAAATATAAGACCGTTGCCTTCTATTGGATTAAAACTAACAAAGATAAAATTAAAAATTATTATTTTAAAGGACCTGGTTTATGGACAAGAGCAAATCCAGAGATATGTATTCTAGCAACAAAAGGTAAACCTAAAAGATTAAGTGGTAATGTTGATAGATTAGTTGTTAGTGATAGAAGAGAACATAGTAGAAAACCAGATATTGTAAGAAAGCATATAACAGATTTAGTTGGAGATATAAGTAGAATAGAGTTATTTGCTAGACAAGAGTTTGATGGTTGGGACCATTGGGGAAATGAATTATAGGAGAAAATTATGAGATTAGATAATGAACTAAAATTAAATTATGATGATGTGTTATTAAAACCTAAACGGTCAACATTATCATCAAGGCGTGATGTAGATATGACTAGAGAATTTAAATTTAGACATAGTGGAGAAACATATAAGTGTTGTCCTATTATAGCATCCAATATGGATGGAGTAGGAACATTTAGTATGGCGAAAGTTATACAAGAATATAAGATGATGACTACTATTACTAAAACAACTACAATAGACGCCTGGAGAACGGCAGTAGGCGGTGGTATTAAGTTAAAGTATCTATCAGTATGTTCAGGTACAAATAAACTATGGACAGATGAAGCAGAAGACTATATTACAATGCAAAAAGTATTAAAGAGTTTTCCAGATGTTAAGTTTATTACAATAGATGTCGCAAATGGTTATCATACAAATTTTTCAGATTTTATAGCAAGAGTTAGAGACGAATATCCAGATAAAACT